CATGACAGAGAGCATCGCCCCTGGCGCTTTCGGCGCGTCCCTGGCGGGGGATGTGCGGATGCTGTGCAACCATGATACAACGCTTGTTTTGGGCAGGACGACCGCCGGAACACTGGAAATCCGGGAAGACGCCCATGGCGTCTGGGCGCGGGCGAGAATTAACCCGCACGACAGCGAGGCCGTAAACACCCACGCCCGTGTCATGCGGCATGATGTGGATGGAGGCTCGATTGGTTTTACGATCCGGAACGAGGAGTATTCCACAAGGGCGGACGGCACGGACCACTGGACAATCACAGAGGCGGAGTTGTTTGAAGTGTCCGTTTGTACATTTCCCGCGTACACGGATACAGACGTTTCCGCCCGGTCCGCAGACCTGGAAGCAGTGAAAAAGCAGAAGCGGGAAGCGTGGGAAACTGAAATGATGAGGAGGTTGAAGAAATGTCGTTGAGGGCAATCATGCTCCAGCGGGAAGCGGAAGCGGCCCGCGCCGCACTGTCCAGCGCGGAGGAGTCTCTGACCGCTGTCCGCGCCCGTGAGGCGGACCTGACGCAGGCCGTCCAGGACGCCTCGACGGACGAGGAACGCGCCGCCGTCCGTGCGGCTGTGGAGCAGTACGAGACGGACATCGCCGCCGGGGAGCAGCTGATCCGGGAACGCCGGGCGGCGCTGGAAGCGGCGGAACAGCAGGCAAGGGACGCCATGGCAAAGCCTGACACGCCCGCGCCGCCTGAGTATGCGCCGGAAAACCGGCAGAGAGGAGGGGCATCCATGCCCATGATTACCGTAGAGGGCTGCGGAACCCGCAGCCGGGCCGTCCGGACTGTTTTCGGCGGACTGGACGCCCAGCAGAGGGCCGCAATTTTCCAGCAGCAGGAGGTCCGGGACTGGCTTGGGAACACGCGGGCCATTATGCGAAAGGAACAGCGGGCGATTACCAATGTGGGCCTGACGATTCCCGACGTTATGCTGGACCTGCTGAGGGCCAATCTGGAGGGATACTCCAAGCTGTACAAACACGTGCGTGTCCGGTCCGTGCGGGGGAACGCGAGACAGCTCCTTTCTACGGTCCCGCCGGAGGCGATTTGGACGGACTGCTGTGCCGCGCTGAACGAACTGACCATGGTGTTTTACCAGGATGAGTTCGATTGTCACAAGGTTGGCGGCTACTATGCCGTCTGCAACGCCAATCTGGAGGACAGCGACCTCGATCTGGCGGCGGAAATCCTGCAAAGCCTGGCGGAATCCATTGGCCTGGCTTTGGATAAGGCGATCCTCTACGGGCGCAACGCTTCCTCCACGCTGAAAATGCCCATGGGCATCGTCTCCCGGCTGGCCCAGACTGAAGCGCCGTCCGGCTATCCTGCCACCGCCCGCCCGTGGACGGACCTGCACACCACGAATATTATCACCATCCCCGCCACGGAAACCGGCGCGGCCCTGTTCGCGGCCATCATCCGCGCTTCCGGCGCGGCAAAGGCCCGGCCTTACTCCACGGGCGGAAAGGCATGGGCCATGAACGAGGCCACACACACCACCCTGCTGGCTGAGGCCATGTCCATCAATTCCGCCGGGGCCATTGTCTCCGGCATGGGAAACACCATGCCGGTTATCGGCGGGGCGGTGGAACTCCTGGACTTTATGCCGAACAACGTCATTGTGGGCGGCGCGATGGACCTGTACACGCTGGTGGAGCGTGCGGGGAAGAAATTCGCGGCGTCGGAACACGTCCGGTTCCTCAACGATGAGACAGTGTTTAAGGGGACGGCCCGCTATGACGGCGGCCCGTCTATTGCGGAGGCGTTTGTCGCAATTGGGATTAACGGCACGACGCCCACGGCGACAATGGCGTTTGCGTCCGACACGGCCAACGCCGGAGGCTGATCATGGCCGGGACGCTGACGCCGGAACAAGCCGCGATCATGCTCTCCATGCTCAAGGTGGACCTGGGCATCCTTGGGACTACCGCCTATGACGAGAGGCTGGCGCAACTCCTGGAGGCATCCGCTGAGAGTATCACCCGTGAGGGCGCGGCGCTTGACCTGGCCGCAGTCCTGGACCAGGAGCTGGTGGTGGAGTACGCCGCATGGCTGTGGCGGCGGCGCGACAGCCATGCCGGTATGGGGGACGGCCTCCGGTATCGGCTTAACTGCCGGATACTGGGGGAGAAGGCCAGAGCTGTAAACACGGCATCCGCCCCGGATACACCTTCCGCCCAAGACAGCGGAACGCCCACAGACGGAGGTGGGGACAGTGGATAGCGTGATTAAGCTGATCAATCCTAACCCCACGCAGAGAGAGGACGGGACGTGGGACACAGAGCCTACGTCCCGGGAGGTACTCTGCACCGTGCGGACCGTCTCCCGCACGGAGTATTTTGAGGCGACGCGGGCAGGACTCAGCCCATCCTATCAGTTCTCCGTTTTCGCGGCGGAGTACAACGGAGAGCCGATGGTGGAGTACCAGGGGGAAACCTACGAGATATACCGTGCATATCAGAATGACGCCAACAACTACGTTGGAGAGAACCTCCGGGCGCGGCAAGAACTAAGAACCGACTACGTAGAACTGTACGCGCAAAAGCGAGGAGGCGCTTATGGCAGCCAGACTGACGCCCATTGACCGGCTGGACCGGGCTGTCATGGGCATCCTACACGAGTACGCGGACGAGGCTAAGATTACCCTCCAGGACGCGCAGAAAAAAGCCGCGTCCCGCGCCGTCTCCGCCCTGAAACAGACTGCTCCCCGGGCGGAAGCCCCGCCCAAAGGCCGGAAGCATTACGCCGACAACTGGAAGACAACGACGGCGCACGGGTATCTGTCTGACCACACCACGATTTACAACGACGCCCCAACGTACCGCGTAACACACCTGCTGGAATACGGACACCGGAAAGTGGGCGGCGGGCGCGTCCGGGAAATTGAGCATATCCGCCCCGTGGCAGATATGGTGGAGCGGGATTTCGTGGACGAACTGAAACGGAGACTGTAATGGCGGCTTTTACACCGGAGGCTATCAAGTCCATGCTGGACGAGAGCGGCCTGCCCGTATCCTGCGGACCGTTCCCGGATGTGCCGGGACAAAGTTCCCCGCCTCCCCCGTTTATCCTGTACGACCTGGAAGAGGACGATTTCTACGCAGACAACAAGAATTACATCCACGCCGCTGTACTGGTGGTGGAGCTGTACACCAGGGGGCGGGAATTTCCCCGCGAGATCGCACTGGAGGCGGTTTTCCGCGAACACGGGCTTGCATGGGGGAAAGATACAGACAGGATGGAGAAAGAGCGCCTGTATGTGGCGACTTACGAGATAGGAGTGATTTTGAGTGGCTGATACAAACAGGGTGCAGTACGGCCTCAGCAACTGCCATGTGGCCGTGCAGACGGAAAACGTAAATGCGGAGACGGGTGCTGTGACGTACTCCTACGCCACACAGTACGCGCTTCCGGGTGCCGTCTCCGTTGCATTTTCCGCGCAGGCAAACAACAGCCCCTTTTATGCCGACAACCGGATATATTTCCAGCCCACGAAAAACAACGGCTATCAGGGGGACCTGACCATCGCCAAGTCTAACGACTGGTTTCGCAAGAATGTCCTCGGCGATATTGAGGACAGCGGCGGGGCCATGGTGGAGAACGCGGACGTGGAAGCGAAGAAATTCGCCCTGCTGTTTGAGTTTGAGGGCGACGCCCATAAGGTGCGGCACGTCCTGTACAACTGCTCCGTCACACGGCCCGGAATCAACGGAAACACCACCAACGAGAGCATTACCCCCGACACCCAGACGCTGACGCTGACCGCCATGCCCCGTGCGGACGGAGTGATCCACGCCTACGCCAGCCCCACAGATACCGCGTATGCGGAATGGTACACCACCGTATTCGTCCCCCAGGGCGCGGCGAATACCGGCGGCGGGACCGGCGGCTAAACTTGAGGCAGATTCCCCCTCCCCCTTTTCGGGGAGGGGGAATGCGGGAAAGGAAAACCCATGATTAAAAATATACAACTAAAAAGCGCGGACGGGACGCCGCTGGAAGTGACGCTTAAATCCACGGCGGCTACAAAAATATTCTACCGGCAGGCGTTTGGCAGGGATTTGTATAAAGAGTTGGCGTATTTACAGGACCACGCTGACGCGGACGAG